CAACGTATAAGATAACTGATAATAATGATGTGGAACTAGGAGATATTAAAAAGAATGTAAATAAGATTACACCTGTGGGTGAGGACACAAGAAAAAGAGTTGTCTTTGTTGATCTGGTATCAAAAGAATATATTTTAAATGAAAAAATAAGATTGCGTAAAAGATTCGACGGAAGAATATCTGATCACATTGACAAAATTTTCACGGAAAAACTTCCTGAGGGATTGGAAACAAAGAAGAAGATTGATATTGAGGAAACATCTAATAACTTTAATTTTATACCTAACAACAAAAAATCTTATTACACAATAAACTGGTTATCTAAAAAAGCAATCTCTCAAGAAAATCAAAAGAAAGGAAAGAGCGCAGGTTATCTATTTTTTGAGACATCAGAGGGATTTCATTTTAAATCTATTGATGGATTATGCTCACAAGAACCAAAGAAAAAAATAATCTTTAATGAAACCTCAGAACTTCCTGAAGGATATGATATCAAGGCACTTGATTATAGTAAGGATAATCTTGTTGATGTTCAAAAGAAACTGAGGATGGGAGCGTTTTCAAACAAAATTGTTTTGTTTGATCCTTTTCAGTGTGTGTATGAAGTCATTACACCTAATGTTGAAGAGTATAAAAGGCAACTTAAACTTGCAGGCAAAAAAATGCCAAAGTTAAATGATGAGTTTAACATACCAGGAAAAGACAAGGAGTTCTCAAGAACGACTTATTATCTTTTAGACAAAGGCACCTTGCCATCAGGTGATACAGAAGAACAAATAGAAAAATCTGATGAAGAAAACTTTGAATATAGAGATATTCTCAATCAATCGATAATGAGGTACAATCAACTGTTTAGTTTTGAGGCACAGGTGACCATACCTGGAGACTTCTCATTACATGCAGGAGATGCCATCCATCTTGACGTTCCTCTTCTTGAGGTTGACAGAACAAAAGAAAAAAGTAAGATGGATGGGGGTCTATATATTATATCTGATCTCACACATTTAGTGACACCTAGCGAAACCGTCACTAGACTTAACTTGGTCCGAGATTCAACAGGCAAAAAGAGGCAGAACTAATGGAAAGTATAGAAAAGCATATTGAAGAAGACAAGAAGATCCTTCAAGATCCCACAACAAATCCACAAATGCGTCGTCACATTGAAGGCGAACTGCATGAACTAGAAGAATACGTAGAGCATCATAAGAAAGAAATTGAAGCTGGAGATCATCATGACCCCAGTTACTTGGAACTTTTCTGTGATCAGAATCCATCTGAACCAGAATGTTTAATTTATGACGATTGATGGAGTCATCTTCGCTTTTTAATCCTGGATTTCTTGGGTCTAGTTTCCAATGGTGGATTGGACAGGTAGTTGATGACAAAAATTGGAAAGACAATCAACTACCTTCTAAGCACCAAGACCCATCAGAAAATCCAGGATGGGGATACAGATACAAGGTAAGAATTATCGGTCTGCATGACCGTGATGAGGAAAGCATTCCCTCTGAACAATTGCCTTGGGCTCAGGTCATGTACCCCATCACTGCTGGTGGTGGACAGGCAGGATCATTTCAGACACCTAACATTAGACATGGCAACTTTGTATTTGGATTCTTCCTTGATGGATCTGACATGCAGGTCCCTGTTATCATGGGTGTTCTTGGCAATAATGCCAAGACAAAATTATTAAGGGGGGATGATTCGTTTGGATTTAAACCAACTAGTGGTTTAGCAAACGTTGATAAGAGAGAGATTGATGCTGCAAAGACGCCAGAGAATCAAGATATCAGAGCAAAGGATGGTGATTTATATTCCGTAAAACCTGAGACAGATAATGTTGCAAGAGAATCTACTGATAGTGTTCAACTGACAACTGCCTCTGATATTATTCGACACGAAAAGGCATGTGAGAAAGTGCCTCTTAGAACAACTGAGAATCAGTTTCAGTCCTCTATCAAAAACATACAAACTGATATTGAGAAGGCAACTTCTAAAATTAATAAGTATATGAACGCAATTACAAGTTACACTGATGCCGTAACGTATCGTTCACAGAGTCCAGGTTTAATTCTTAAAGATACATCACGGGTTATCGCTAGACACATGAAACCCATTCTGAATTCTATTCAGTTAGAAGCACAGAAAACACTGAATAAAGAAATGAGAGCAGCAGTTTCTGCATTACCATCATCAGAAAGATATTTGATGTCAGAAATAAAAGAGGAGATGCATGAGTTGACTAATTGTTTGTTTGGTCAACTGTCTAACAATCTCGCCAGTTTGATTGAGGGTCTATTGAATGATGCAATAAAACCTGGTGACTTAGAAAAACAAGCAAGAGATGCTGCTGACAATCAACAACAGGATCCTTTTGGAGAACCGAAAGTGCCAGAGGTTCCTATCTGTTCTGCTGAAGTTTTGATTGGTGATGTCATTTCATATAATTTTAATAAGATAGATGATCATAATAACAACCTGATTAGAGGCGCAAATGAATTCTTAAAGGATATGCAAGAGAAAGTTGCATCTGTTCTTGGCGTTGTTGAGCAAGTCAATTCTGGTCTCGGATTACTGGGTGCTCTCTCAAACATTCCCAATATCAAAACAAATATGGCTGCTGCCATGTTGTTTAATGCAGTCAAACCTGAAATTTTTGGTTGTGATTTACAACCAGATTTCTCAGTGAATGATGAGATGAGTATGTGTTCTGGTGGTAACAGTGGTAAGGAAGAAAATGTTTCCACACCTGGTGACATAGCAAATAGAATTAATAAGCAAATTGGTAGCGCACCTATCACTCAGATAGCAAAAAATATTCCATTTAATATACCAGTAGAGGATGGAATTCAGAAAGTTATTGATCAAATAACGTAATAAATACCAGTATATCAAGTAGATAATATGTCTGAGGCTGCAGATAGATTAAGTTTAGCTCTATCCGAACAAGCCACTTTTAATATTTTTTCACCCGCAGACGAGGATCAAATCCGTGTGGGTTATATTTCTACAGAGAGAGGATATATCCAAGGCGTTGGAAGATGTGAGGCAAATGAATATGCCAAGTTAAATCCTGGTACTCGATTTATTATTGAGACCAGAGATGTAATCAGATATCTGAACATTAATGAGGTAAATAGACTTTCATTTAAGGATACTACTGCGGAATCAAGTGTTGAATGTGGTGGTATTGATTTTGATGCACCTTGTAAACCTGCTCGACTTAACTTTACTGGTGGCGGTGGCGTCGGTGCTAAAGGAACACCAGTAATTGGAAATGATGGTTCTCTAATGACCGTCATTTTACAAGAAGGTGGGTATGGGTATCAGTATCCCCCTCAGGCAAAAGTAATTGATAGTTGCGGTAAAGGCGCAGGTGCTGTTGTTAGAGCATTTACTGACACTATAGTTGAGACCACTGTCATCTTTGATCAACCTGAAGATTTTGAGGAGTATGATATCTGCTTACCCGGTGAGGATGATAGACCGGATGAGTTTGGCAGGGATGGTAAATTCATAGGAAAATTCGATGCCCCATCTTATTTTAGTAGAGATAAGAGCAATTACAATGATGTTATTCTTGAGTATCAGAGAAAATTAAGAGCCGCTAATCGTAAACCTTTTTGGAGCACAAGAAAGAATCCACCTATTAAGGTTGTCGGTGGCGGAAGAGAAGATAGAACCAAGTATAATGTTCAGCACTTTGCATGGGGTGGCAGTGAAGTAAAAGAAAACACTCCTCCAAGTCCTCCAGTAAAAGAAGTTACGTTTAAGGTGTTCACTTCAGGTGGGCATGGTAGAGGAATGCTGTTTAATTTTACAGCAGTTGATGGTAGTGATAAGTTTACGATTAAGGCAGATAACTTCCCTGCAAATAGCACTGAGAAGATCACCAAAAAAATAAAAACAAACGTCAAATATAAAGTCACAGCAGAAGGATCATATAGAGGACAAGGTGTTGAGCAAGGACTTGTCAATAAACTTGGTAAGAAACCAAAGGAGATAAAAGCAAAGGGAGAGGGTAAGGATTCTATTGCAACTGGTAATACTATCTTTTGCGACTTTCTGAAGTCTGCCAATGACAATGATGACCTGCAAGTTGAATGTAAGGAAGGTAGATTCACAGCATCAAATAGACGTAAACTTCCAGGTCATGACTCGTATGACCTTGAGTATGAACTAAAAGATAGTTCTGCATTTGATGGTGACAAGACTATAAGAGTCATTGATGATAGTTTTATGAATCGCTATGCGATTTCACCTGTTCCTCCATCCAATGTTCCTGGTAGTGATTTTGCAGGCGTACAATATACTTTTGAGTTTGAGGATGTCTTCCCCTATGACGGAGAATATACATTCCGAGCACAAGCAGATAATATCTCAGAGGTTTACCTTGACAATCAACCTGTTTTGGTAGCAAATCAGTTTAGATCGCATCAAGTTCCTGTCAGAGCTAAAAGGCATGTAGGTCAAGGTATTCATAAGATAAGAGTTGATTTGTTTAATAGACCTCAAGTTATTGAGGAGGTCATAAGGACTCAACCTGCTGCTGATGAATCTACTGATGAACTTCCTATTGCATACAGAGGGATGTCTAAGGGTTCTGGTATCAGAAGAGAATCAGACACTCTTGTAAGAATTGATGATGATATTGACGGAGGGTTTGATGAGAACGCAAGATTTGAGATCTTAAACTCCACTAATAATGCAAGATTCTCAAACGATGGTAAGAAATTGTTGTATGATGGTGGCGGATCAATCACCATTAGAATGAAGGTAGATGACGATCCATCTAATTCTGGTCTTGCTATCACAGAGATAGAGGTGGGTGGCAAGGTATGGGAGAGAGAATGGGAAAAGAAATGGAATGCTTCAGGTAAGAGTAGATTCCAGCGTCAACAATTTGAGCATGATAAGTATTTTGATCCAAATAATCCACCCAGGTATGCCAGACAATACAAAGAAAGAAGTAGAGTAACAAAGACAATCAACGTAGGTGGCAGACCAAGAAGTGAGAGACGACCTGCCACAAATTCTCCTATCAAAAAGGTAGATGTGTTTGATACATTAACATCAATTGGAAAGGCAGATAGAAAACTTTGGAGAATCAATCCAGAGGCAGGAAAGGATGCTGACTTTGTAAACCGTTATGGTGTGCTGCCTTTTGATATTACATCACCTGGAGCACAGAGTGATGACTTTGCGGGCACACATACCATGAGATGGTATGACTTAGATTTCCCGGTAGATGGAAACTACGATGTTGAGGTCGCTGTTGATGATAATGTAACTCTCAGATTCATTGATAGGGATGGCGCTGAAACCAGAATTGATAAAAGAGGATTTACTGCTCCAGTAGAGGATGGTGGTGTGTCAACTGGAAAATCAGTTGATGTTAAATTCTTTAAGGCAGGTAAGTATCAACTATTTGCGGATCTATTCCAAAGAAGTGGAAAGAGATTAGCAAAAGGAAATCCAATGGTTCTTGCTGTAAGAGTAAGTGCATCATTTATCGAAAGAACAAGGGTTGTCAAGCAATCTTGGAATGACAATCCAATGGGTGCAGCTGTCACGATTGACGCACCACCTGTCCCTAGATTAGAACTTCCTGTTCCTAAGGCACCTGGTCGCTGCCCCAACAATCCATTCTGGACCACCCGTTTCCCTGCAAGTGAGTATTGGTATCCAGTAGTGGTGCCTAAAAGATGGGGTAAGTTCCAAAACAAATACGCTATTTCTCCTTTACCACCACTCGCTGCCCGTAGCACCGATGGCGGTGGAGTTGTTTATACTAACAATTGGGACCTTGACGTACCATATCCTGGATTCTTTGGATTGAGAGGCACCGTTGATAATGGTGGACGTATTCTCATTGATGGTGTCGAGGTTCTCCGAGGGGGATATGGTTATGGTGGTAGGAGTGGTGGCGTATCGCTTGATGGATTTAGAAACTCACCCAAGACAAAGAAGGTATTCATCGACCAAGGCAAGCATGTCATCACAGTCGAACTTAAAAATGAGGATACTGAAGAACAACAAGCATTTAAACAGAACGTCTTTCACACTGTTGATTGGGCAGTCGCACAATCATTTACTGCAGGAGAGTCGGAAAACGAAATCGTCTATGTAGAATTAAACAAAAGCAATAAAAAAATTAATGTATCAAGTGATGGAAAAGAAATTAAACTAAAAGATGGTGGTGGCAGTGACACCAATGCCCGATTCTCTATCGTAAGTGGTAATGCCAGATTCTCACCTGATGGTAAAAAAATTATCGGAAGTGGTAAATGCACAATACGATTGAGGTATGATGACAAAGTTAATGTTGATGGAGAATCTGTCCGCAAGATTATAATTAATGGTGTTGTGTGGAATAAAGAACGAAAGACAAAGGGAAAAGATGAAAAGACTGTTGAGTTGCGTCCTGTATCTCAAGTAGTTACGGGAGCAGATGCACTTACTTCTGGCACAAAAAAAGATGGTGTTACTTACGATGGACCAACACTTGCATCGTATCGTGGTGGATCTTTAGGTCCATTTTTAACTCCAGCATTTTCTAATGATGCTCAATACCTTGCTGAGTTCCAAGGCACAACGTGGAATATGAAATGGACTGGTGTCAATTTCTCTCGCCAAGGTAAGTACACGGTTGAAATTGAGGCAGATGATGTCGCTAGACTTAGAATTAATGGACAAGAAGTTGCCATAGCTAGAGTTCGCGAAGGAGTAAAAATCTTTACTACTAACCAAACTGTAGGAAGAAAAACAGTTGAGATTGAATTATTCAATCAAGGTGAAACCCCAGGACCTTTCTCAAGAAATCCAACAGTTGTTGCTGCAAAGATTGATTACAATGGAAGCAGAGGCACAGGTAAGTCTAAGTCTTGGGATGACAACCCCATGGGTATTTCGGCAGAACTTATCCCACCTCCATGTCCTGTTGAGGTTGGCGGTAAAGGAACTGTCACTGATGTTGTTGTGCTTGACCCCGGTAATGGATACCCACAACCACCACCAGGTCCTGCAGATCCCAACACAGGTTCATTCCCAGTGTCTTTGGAACTTGAGTCTGTAACCGTTATAAATTCTGGTATCAACTACAATTGTGGTTCAGATATCCTTGAAATTGAACCAAATAATGGTGCTGTCCTGACATATGAATGTGACACCAACGGTAGAATTGATAAGGTCAATGTTGTCAATCCTGGTTCAAACTTTACCACAACACCAACCATTAGAATGGTGGCTGCTCCAGGAACCACCCCCACTGGGGTGAATTTTGAGGCACGTCCTAACTTTAAGGTCGTCATTGACCCAGTTGATGTACCAGAAGAGGGATTACTTCAGGTAACAAATCTCCCAGGCATCAAGCAGACTGGTTATGTTAACGGTCGTGCATACTATGGTGCTGTCTACATAGAGGGTGGATTGAAATTTGCCGGATTCTTTGCTACAGTGGGAGAACCTGTACGAGTCTACGATACTCTGCAGGAGAGCATCACTGCTGAAGTCACCACACCTCCATCTGCAATCCTCAGACAGGGTACTGACATTACTGCAAATGAACCCAGACTTGACATACCAGACACTCCAGATCAATTAATCTAATATGACACTACCAGGTCACGGATCGAGAAACAGCACCACAGCGAAGAAAAATCATGATGCCATTGAATATGGATGTAGGCACGGTGGAATCAGTTTTGGTATAGTCAACCAAAAAGCTGATTGCACCAATTCTGTTTTAATTGAAACACCTGATGCAAAGCACTGCATGTATATGATTGATGATGGTGGTGAAAAAGGTAATACGACATGGTTGACACCGGGAAAGTTTGGCATCCAGTGTGGTGAATGGCCAGGTATTGATGATAGAGATGAAAGGTCTAAGAAAATCAGTTTTGAGATTGAAGCAAACAATGGTGATATTGTACTGAAAGCAGAGAACGGAAAGATTATTTTAGATGCTGATAGTATTGAGTTCCATGCTACTGGTGAAGGAGATACGAAAGGTGACATTGATATCAGAGCATCAAATAATATCAAACTTGAGTCTCCGAACTTGATTTGTGGGCATGGTCATACTAAAATGGTAACGACTGGTAAAATAGAAGTTTGTGCAAACTCTTGCATGAATATCTATAGTTCCATCATTCGTGGAGTCACTGATGCAGTAGCGGTAAAAGACTCTAAAGTTGGTGGTAAAAACATTTGCAACAAGTTTAGCGAGGACAACGTATGAATTTCGATGATGTTAATATCGGTGGTCAACTAAAGATTGGCACTGGTGTCGTCCCTGCAATTAAAGAGGGTGATGAAAGAATCAATGGGTCTATGTATGCAGAGGGACCTGTAGTTCTTGGTGGCGAATCTGAGTTTCCTGATAACAGAGCTACCTTGATGGTTGGCAGAACAAGGAACGATGATAAGGATTGTGATCCTGCAGATAGATCACTTTATGTCAAGGGAAATACTTTCATTGAGGGTGATGATGGTACGCCTCATGCTGTTCAGGTCACAGGTAACTTAAACATTACTGGCAATCAACAAACAGATCAGTGTGTCAACATTTTTAGTTCGACCGACACTGCCATTAAAGTGAACAATGTTACAACCATAGACAAATTTGGTGATGCTATTTTTGCGATTGGCACCAATGGACAGACACTCTCCTCCAGATTTTCTGCGGCAGATGCAAGACCAAAACCATTCGATATCAAACACCCATCAAGAGACGGATATCGTCTTCGCTATGCCTGTGTTGAGGGACCTGAAGTTGCTGTCTACTATAGAGGTCGCGTTAAGAACGAAAAGGTAATCATTCTTCCAAGTTACTGGAAAGATTTTGTATATGAAGATAGCATCTCTGTGCAGTTGCAACCCATTGGTGCTCACCAAGATGTTATTGTTAAAAGATGGGATAGTGAAAAGATATATCTCCAGTCGAGAGGTGGTATGCCAATTGATTGCTTCTTCCATGTTTATGCTGAGAGAAACGACATCAACCCTCTGATTACAGAGTATGAAGGTGAGTCGTGTCAGGACTATCCTGATCCTAATCACCATCAAATCCCTGAGAGTGATAGAAACTACAAAGATCCCAACTACGCGAGAGAGCAGAACACAAGAACTAAGTGAGAAAACTAATCTTCGTTGAAGACAATTTTATTAGCGAAGAAGATTGTCAAAGATATATCAAACTATCAAAAGAAAACCAAAATCCGATACCTTATGGTGATGTGAGTCGTGGTGGTGACACCTATCTTACAACTGTAGAGTGGGAAAACCAGGGTGCTCGATATCTTGGTGGCGATGTTGATAGTGTTGTTCCATCTGAGGACTCTGTTATTGTAAGAGTTAATGAACTGTGCAAGTCATTTGATAGTGAGATAGAACTGGATTATGTGGGTGTGGTTCGTTGGCCTATCGGAACATTCATGAAACCACATGTGGATGATAACAACATTCACAACCCTGATGTATTCGCTGCTATGCTTTACCTCAACGATGACTTTGGGGGCGGTCACACCCTGTTTGAACAGTATGATATTAAACCAGAGGTGGGAAAACTCATCGTGTTTTCCAACTCTCAACTCCTTCACTATGTCAGCAAGGTGGAGGACAATGAGAGATTCGTTCTGTCATTTTGGTATAAAAGGTTGACACGACCCACTGAATGACCTATAATATGCAGGTAATCAAACGAACCCCATGCAAGACGAGTTCCTCACACGATGCGTAGTTGACCCCGTTGGTCGCACCTTCCGTCTTATCTCAAGTGAAGGCGATGAGCGTGTCGTGGATTGCGAAACCGTGGATCAATTCATGTCAGTCCTTGAGCTGGTGCGTGATACGTGCGATGAAGACGTGCTCGCGTACAAAAATCCTCTCTGAGGGAAAAATGACTTTTAATTCCAAAAAAGGCGGAAAAAAAATCCCGCCAAAAATTTACCCTGTAGGGTTTTATAACGAAATCTTGGAGTGCTACGACTATGAGACCCGAAACCCGACAATCTATGGAAATGTTATTCGCAGCGAAGTGGAATTTACCAAAAGCAGCGAAGAACGCTGGTTTGACTAACAAGGAGATGAAAAGCACCTTTAACGAATATTGCACTTTTCACCCTCCCACCTGGGAAGGGTGATTCCTTGGGAGCGTGGCGGAATCGGTAGACGCACCAGACTTAAAATCTGTTAACCTTTTGGTTGTGGGGGTTCAAGTCCCCCCGCTCCTATCCTAAATACAGTGGGGTACGCTATAGACCCATGAAATATCAAATACAGACAAAGTATTGTTGGTACGACAACAAGAAACAAATTGTCTTGATGTATTTGATACAAGGAGTTCCGTTCACTTTTGATGATTTGCCCGAATATGCAGCCCACGACCCAGAAATCATTGAGTTAGCAAATAGCACAAAGTGTTGGAACGTTGAAGAATTGTATCGAGCATCAATGTATCTAATGGCAGAAGAATGCCATCCTATGTGTTTTGAGTTAGAATTAGAAAACCCTGAGTTATTACCTGTTGACTAATGAT